ATACTGTGCCAGACCCAATCAATAAAGCTGTAGCAATGGCAAGTGTGCCACACAATCCAAATGCTTTGCTTTTAGTGAAAGAAGGTTTTGCAATTGTTTGTGAAGTCATGGTATAATCTCCTTGTAAATGTTTTTTTCTTGCATGGGCCCTAACCCATGCTTTTTTAGTGCTTCAATCCGCACCCATAGCCCACCGTTTCATGCTTTTTCAATGTTTTTTGGAAAGATATGTGTGGGTAAAGTTTATATTTTTTGGGGAAAGGTATAAGTTACACTCCACGGTGAGCCGTGGCTACGGATTGAAGATGTTGGTGTTATTTATATTTTGCCAATAGCTCACGCTCACGTTTTTTGCGAGCTTCGTATTTGCGTTCGTTTTCTTCATATGGTGTCCATACTGGTTCGAAGAAATATTCTGGTTCTTGTTTCTCTTTTACAAATAGCCATTTAAGTAGTTTTTTCATTGTTGTTTTCCTTTCTGTTTTCCCTAACCGCACTAGAGAACTAGTGAGGTTTTTTCATTCATATATAATTTAAGGAGACTTATGAATATCAAATCGTTGTTGCTTACTTAGTTGGTATCGTTCAGTTTCCTTACTAGCTCACTGCTGCGGCCAGGGTTATGTGCTAGGCAATCTCTTGCCAGTTATTGTTAAACCAATCTCTGACTGCGTCCCGTGGGTATCTGATTTGACTCCCTCGACCTTTGTCGATTTTAGGGAAACCGTCAAGGTTGGTGATTCGTAAAAATTCTGTGTAGTTGCCAATTCCTAGCATTGACTGACACTGTTTAGCAGTTAAAATCATGGGTAGCGTTTCGTCTAAGTCAAACGCTCTCGACTTGTCTGCTATGACTGCCGTTAACATGCTATCGAACTGGTCAGCTAGTGGTTTGAATGGGTTGTCCATAGCGTTAACCCCTTTCAAGAGCGATAAGCTCTTTTTGTTTTGGTGTCTCACGAATTTCAAATGGCGTGAAGTCGTCGTAAGATAAATCTCTTAAGAATTGGATTGCTTTCTTAGCTTCGACATGCTTGATATTAGTGTATTTAGTCACGTTAAAGGCTTTCTTCAAATGCGAGTACATCAATTTGATAAATTGACCTTTCTTCGAAGCGAACAGATTATCACTAGGATGTGATTCCTGCTCATTGAAGTACATATCTGCGAACACACCAGCCTTGCTGAAAACGATGCTCTTGATTTCAGTAGCTTCACCATCGTCGATATGGACTTTCTTATTGACTTCTTCAACCAGCAACTCGATGTCAGTGAGCTTTTGATTCGTCTTCTTAACATTTCTGTCCATTTCTTCCTTGATTCCGATAACTTCTTCCAAAAGCTGTTGGTTAACGGTGCTTTGGGCAACCAGATTCATAGCTTGTTTTTTCTGCATTTCAACCGTTTCAGCGAGTAGGATTACTTTTTTCTTGTTGTTCTTCTTATTCATTTATGATTTCTCCTTCTATGATTGTTCTTCCGTTTTCTGGGACAATCTTGTTCATTTCGTCCAACCAGTTTTCAGTTAGCGTCAAGATGTCTCTGAGTTTTTCAATCTGAGCGTCCTTTCCAATGCCTTGGATAAGGGTTTTAAATCTGAGCGGTGCCATTTCTTCGTCAAAGAATTTTTCAAACTTGGTAACGAGCTTGCTGAGGTTAAAGATATTAGTCACGCTATTTTCTAGCTTTTCTTTATCAGCTCGTAAGTGTTCGATGGATTCTTTCAAGGCTAGCGCCTCGGATGTTTCTTTCTCGAGCATTTCATAAGACGCTTCTTTAAGTCGCAAGCTCCTTTTGACTGAATCAAGCTCGTCTGATAGGTCTTGATTCTTCCCAAGCAGTTGCTTGTTAAGGTCTTGTGTCGCTTGGTAATCTTGTGGGATAACTTCCTTCTCGATTACCTTTTCAGTGGTCTTGGTTTGTTTGACACGTTCCAATTCGCCCTTGACCGCTTCCAGTGCTTGGTCTTTGAGTTTGAGACGACGCTCAAGCTCTTTATATTCTTTATGAGTTTTGATGTCTCCATTGAATACCGCTTGATTGACCTCTGGATTGGCAGACGGTTTAGCAACTTGAGCTTGTAAAGTTTTCGGTAAGTGTTCAAACATTTCGATTTTTGTTTCTTCGTTTTGCGAAGAAACGAATTTAAAGTGATTGATATATTCGTAAGCCTTTGTTGTTTTAAACCCTAAACTTCTATACCATTCTTCAAAACAACCATAACCCCTAGTGGAAAGTTCTTCTTGAGCTTTTGCAAGTTGTTTTCCGATTTCGTAAGCACTCTTGCTTTGAATACCATAAATGATATTGGCTCGTTCTTCGAGAAACTCTTTTGTCGTTGTGTCTAGCACGGAATAATCGAAGTCATTTGTTGCTGCTATTTCGTTCATTGTTTTCCTTTCTGAATTCGTCTAAACTGACATCTAAAGCGTCAGCAATCTTCACCATTCTACTGAAAGAAAGGTCTCTCTTTCCGATGTTCATCAACGTGTTATAGCTGATACCAGTCTTTTCGGCTAACTCTGTGACTGTCATTCCTCTGTCAATAAGTAACTTGCTTAAAGTTTTTTTCATGTTCAATCCCAAAACACAATATATAGTTTTTGATTGTATTGAAAACACAACATATTGTGTTATTCTATCCTTTCTGATATAATTGATTCATGACAAATGATTAAATAGGGCCTCTCATCTCCTTATGAAAATCGCTAGTCAAATATTATGGAAAGGAGAAAATTCTATGAACGACTTTGAAAGTTTAAAGCAGGTTAGTTACAACCTAATAGCCGAATTCATTGAGAAGAATCCAGCTGAAGTTGCGACGCCAGCTGTTATAGATGTCATTGAGAAGTTGTTAAATGCCAAGGATATGCAAGTGGATGCTCTTGCTAATCAAAAGGCAACTAAAATTCTCAATGATATTACTGATAAAGCTCATGAATAGCTTTATCCAACTCCTGTTCAGACTTTTCTTGTTCTTTTTGGCTTTTGACAATAAAGTCTGAATAGATATTTTTCCAAGCCTTGACTATTTCAATAGTTGAGGTTTTTGATTTCCCACTATACGGATATCGTTTTGGTTTCATGTTTGTTCCTTTCATAATTTTAATTATTTAGTTCAAGTTCTTGAACTTTATAGTTAAAAAAATATTCAACTATCTCATCTTGTGAGATTTCTAATAGTTCAACCGCTTTTACAATTTCGTCTTGTTTCCACTTCGCTTTCCCGTTGATCTTGAATGAAAACCTTGAGGGAGTTAGGCCGATAGCTTTTGCAAAAGCTTCTTGCGTCCCGTATTTTTCTTTAATACGACCCTTTAATTTAGCGTAGTTAAATCTCATTGAGTTCTCCTTTCTAAGTTCAATCTCTTGAACTTTATGGTTTTATTTTAATCCTTCTCTTTTTATTTGTCAACAGTTTTGTTCAATTTTTTGAACTTTTTTTTATTTTTTCTTGAACTTTTGTATTTTCTACTATATAATGAATCCATAAAGGAAAAAGGTAAAGAATATGAAAAATACTACTGCTACACGCTTGCAACAAGTTATGAGCGAGCGAAAATTAAAACAAGTTGACGTAATTTCTCTTTCGAAAGCACATCAAAAGGAATTGGGCGTTAAGCTTGGAAAGAGTGCTTTGTCTCAATATATCAACGGGAAATCAACGCCAGACCAAGAAAAGTTGGTGCTGCTTGCTAGAACGTTGGGGGTATCTGAAGCGTGGCTTATGGGGTATGATGTCCCTATGACTAAAGATTCACAACCAACCAATGCCCACGACATCGATAACATCATCGATAATGCAATGATGTTCGATGGTAAACCATTGAGCGAGGATGATAAACGTGCCATTCGTGGTATCATTGCGGGCTATATGAACAGCAAGGAAAAGTGAGGTGCTATGACTGAAAATGAATTGCTTGAGCAGTTCAATGTCTCTATCTGTGAGTTTAGCTCTAACGAGTGGCCCAGAAACGGCTTTCTCGACCCTATAAACAGGGTGGTTTACATCAATAGGGATTTACCCGCCGAAATACGTTTAAAGGTCCTACTGCAT